CATAGCATAGTCGTTATCTTCGAAATATGCTGGCCAAAACTGCTCATCGAACTCACCAACAACGTCGTAGATCATCCGCTGCATCCCAAAAAGGGAAAATGCATTGTGCCCTGCGTCGCTAAAGCACACGAAAGGATGCGTATGTAATGCTTCAATAACACGCGCCAACGACCCGGGATCAAGAATAATGTCGTCGTTCGCGATAATCACTGCGTGGCATCCCTCAGCAAACGCTGTTTTACAGAGACGATTCCATCCCGGAGCAACACCTTCGTTTTTAGTTGAATCAGAGATAATCATGTTGTGCTTGTCTGCGACAGTAGTCATAATATCCCAGAGAGATTGCTGACTGCCGTGATACTCAAGCTCATGCGAATTATTGACATGCAGGTGTACTGCGTCAACAAGATCAAAGTTAACACTTGGTAAGTGCTTGTCAATAACCCACTCAAATTGATTTAGCGTAATAATGCCGTATCGTACCTTCATACACACCCCTTTCTTAATTTTTCCAAACCGCTCGTCCTTTTTGGACGGTCAGCCATTTTGACCAACACGGACGAGATGCTGACCAGTGCTGCCATCCATATCCATTGTCCCAAAGATAGATAAACGTTTGATACTGTACATACGGGTCGGCAACGTCCGCCGCGGGGTACCGTAGAAATAATGCGTCACTAGTAATGCCAATACGCTTTGCTACTGGACGCATCACCCACCGGTCTTGACTATTCCAGACCCAGTAATTATTGAACTGAAAAGCCCCTCCATCAATGGTACCATCAACGTTTACATTAATTGCGGCCCAATTAAGCGACCCTAGTGTTATTGTATTACCGGATTCGCAGGCGGCTATTGCCTGTGCTTCGGGAGATATTTCTTCTACCCAGCATATTCCGGAAACACACCAGCTTATCACAATACTCGCAATAAAACTACTCACGTTCTTTTGCCTTTCTACGCGTCTTTCTAACGATGATAGACGGGTGTAATAACTTGGCAGCAGTACCATCGGCATTCAGTACCTCTGCGTGCTCTGTGTAAGTTTCAACCTCGACAAGACTTCCGTCGGTTCGTTTCGCCAACCATCGCTTGTAAAAAGGATTTTCCATAGGTCCTCCTTCATATAGACTCGTCTCAGAGTAACATATTTTCGACAAAAAGTAAAATAAAAAAAGTGACCTTTAGAAGTACCTAAAGGTCACTTTTAAAAATTATTCTATTTCTCGTACATTTACTTCTATTGACTTTTGAGTACTAGGATCTAAAATTTCAGTTGCAGTCTGTCGGTCAATTGTGGTTAAGTAAGGTATAATCTGATCCTTAATAATACTCACTAGCGCGGCTTGCGGGTTGAGTGCTTCTTCAAAAGCCATCATCTTAAGAATTGACCTGTATACAACCTGCGAAGTTGTAAATATAACTGTCAGGGACTCAAGCATTAAAGCCCCATCAAATGGACCACTGCCCATTTTAAGAATAGGGATAACACTCGAAGCTAGTACAGAAATACCAAACGCAATCATAAACTTTTGTGATGCTGACCAATGAACCTGCTTTAAAACAGAAACAGCAAATGGTATCATCACCCCCGTAATTAATTGAAAAAGTAGCTCCATTGTTTTTTCGTCCATGTTAGACTCCTTTTTGTTTATTTAGTTGTGTAATCAGACTCTCGACTTGTTTTTCGAGATGCTGAATACGATCCAACATTGCTAACTTCTCGTTCTCAATTGAGACTATCTTTTGCTCGAGAGTTAGTTGTTTTTCACGTTCCTGAAGATTTAAATTTAATAGATCCTCGTTTTTCTTTCGTAACACTTGATTATCCTCCTCGAGTGTCTCGATACGTGAAAGTAAACTTTGCTGAAATTTATCAGCAGCATTCTGTGAACTTTTTTTAAAAGAAAACCAAGCAACAACTAGAGTAGCGACAGAACTTATTGCCGCATATAAAGTGGTCTCATTCACACTTCACCTCCAAGGGAAAGTAGCGAAGAGTGAACATACCCAAACCAATTACAGTAATACCATAAATTCGAGTTATTATAAATATCACCTTCTACAGGTATTGAATTAACAACTACTTCCAAATTTTTTGGATACACCTGAATTATATTTGTTGAAGTTATTTGAGGAAACTGCCGCACATTGGCATTTGCAACAAGATTTGCATACCTGTGAGATTTTCGGTAATCACGTCTCCAAGAGGTAAACTGTAAGTCGGTAACTCCAGATGGGTCTATTTTTCTACCTCTCGGAACTGCAATGAGGCGATGCGTTACAATATCTAAATTAGCGTACACTCGACTCAATGCAGTAAGCGCTCCCCACATTTTACCCGTCCAGTAAATCTCAGCAGGTGAGAAATGTACTTCGACGCCAATAGCATAAAGATTACTATACTGTTCTTTTGCGACTTCTCCTGCGTGCCATGCAACATATTCTGCTGGGTCAAGGATTTGCTGAATTATACCAGTTTTAGAAATTATATAATGCGCCGATACATTCTTAGAATTTGCAAGGAACTTGACCTCGTTTTCAAATTTAGTACCTGCTTTTCCGTTTGTTGTGTGTACCACTAAAGATTGATAGGGTTGATTTGTTTTACGTAAACTATACCCCTGACCCGGCGGGAGAAGGAGATTCTTCTGGTAGTCCGGGTTGACTTGTATTAGACTCATTTGACACCTCGAATTGAATTTTAGCCTGCTCCTCTTCGTAGGTTGATCCATACAGTTGAGCAATTGTATCTTTCGATATAGATCCTATTTGCTGCGCTTGAATTGCAAATTGAGTAAGTGCGGTCATGTCTTGAAACTGAATCGGTGAGAAATAAGGTTCAGGCCATTCGGAGAAGCCATTGCGGGCGGCAATATCTTCGTATAACCACTGAACCCATTGCAGAACACGCTCACGAAGCTCTGTTAACGTTGCTGTTGGTCCTAGGGATGCAATTCTACTATCCGACGAATTACTTCGAAGAGATTCACCCACGGTAAGAATCCGCGGGAATCCGAGTGCAAGAAAGATATCAGCGTTTGGTTCTGCATATTTACCCTCATTTAGTAACGCATCGAGTGGTGGTAATACCCACTTGATCTCCACTGTGTGATTTGTAAACAAGTTAAATACACGATCTCCAGATGCCGCAGCATCTGTAATGGCTCGCTGCGTTGCTTCTATATCGTCCTGCGTTGCTGGGAACTGATCGCTACCTATCTTAATCTGTCGGAGTAATTCAATAGAACGCGACACAATTGTCTGGTCCATAAGTTTTAAGTACTCTTTATGCTGCATCGCACGCAATGCGTTTTGAAGAAACGGTAATGGGTAATCGTTGTACGAAACAATATCGGCAAACAACGGTTTTTCTTCAATAGGGAAAAGTCGCTGACCTGCAAGTACCGCTTTAACATATGCCGGGCTTGTGCGCTGTAGTTCTTTAAAAGCGGCCGAATCATCCGTACCATCACTACGCTTACCTTTAGAAGTGATGAATGTAGCTTCTTCGGGTGGAATTTCAATGTAAACTGCTCGCTCAAAACCATTTGGTCTTTTACGTAGCTTAATGTTTGCGGGATTTCGTACCCACATGCTGTCTGGTATTTCGACGCGCTTACGACCGAGTGAAGGGTCTAACCTATTCAGCATAATTTGTTTGTACGTGATACCGGGTACGGCCATACCGTGAATAAAATACTCAGTAGCCATATGTTTTAAAAAGGGTTGTAGTTTTCGAGCAACCGCATCATAAAACTTTAAAACGGTTTGATCTTGATCTGTTTTACGATTTCGCAAACGTGTTATTGCAAGGTTGACCATACGATTTATCACGGTCCGCGCAATTGTGTCTCTCTCGTAAAAGTGACGACAGTACACGATAAGATCGTGATATTTATACTTCCGTGAATTATCAAAAGGAACCTGCGCCGGGTCATAGTACCCAACTGTATTCAAGTTGTACATGAATATAGGATTAGGTGTAAAGCTTGAGACCGCCTTAGTTAAGTTAGACATAAATTACCTCACTGTGTTAGCAGTCACTGCGCGGGCTAATCCGGTTCGTGTGACTACTTCAATTTGCTCGCGTAATGCGGCGATAAAACAAAGATAGCTAGCGTAGATATGATCGTCTGTACTTTCGCCGTGCCCTCTTGGAGAGACGACGAAGTAATGAACGTGGCCGCTTGTTCTACGCTGCCTTGCTACCCTCTCCAGCTGAGAGACCCCCTCTGCATCAACTTCGGAAAAGGCAATCGTTTGACGTTGTATGTGCTTAACCAACTCGCTTGTAGCCCACGCCTTAAATGACTCAGAGATTTGCGTTCCGTCCTGAATAGTACCGACCGCAATCTTTTCATTAAACTGAACGGGAATGATTCTTTTGTTATACATCCCAGACGCGTATTCTGGTCGAGATATTAAACTCTGAACAATACCAGCACCACCGCCACCGGCACCGACATCAATCGCAATCTTGTTTACCCCGTAACCGCGAGCTAGATAGTCAATAATTTTTTCTTGCTCAGGATAGTCAATACGCTGTACTTTGTAACGTACGTAGCATCGCCAAGTATCGTCTACCTTTGCAAAGACTTGAATTATGGTAGGATCAGAAAATCCAGTGTCGATAGCAAACACAATACCGTCATTTTTCGGTAATAAAGTAATAGGAAGTGATTCTGAGATAGACTTACCGCTGTCTTTCTCGCGCTGAGTATACTGATAAGAGAAAAAATCATATGGTTGAATTTTCATCTGGTCTCGCGAGATTACTTGAAAACTTGGCGATCCATGCTTACCTAAAATGAGCTGTTGAAATATATCCTCATTTTCCCCACCGTATCGACGAATGGCATCGTCCCAATCCTCTTTTGTAAAATACGGATTATTTGGAGCAGGGATACGATATTTTTTAAATTTAGGCGTTTTTACATCAAGCACATATAGCGCGGTGTTTCTCATGCCATTGGGCACTCCACAGTATACTTCCTGAACTTTAGGCTCCCATGTGTTAATCGTCGGCTGCAGCTGATAGAATGCGGTCATCGGAAACAATTGAAACTCGTCACCGGTCACTTTAGGAATGTGAAGACCTACAAGATTATTTGCTTCTTTACTGCCTGCGATACGCGCATAAAGGCGGTGCTTCCTTGTTCCCATTTGAAAATCTAAAGTACCTTTTGCTCGATTGATATTGTTATTTAAGAAATCTTTCAATAAGGGACTTGTAGTAAACTTTAGAATTACCCGGTCTAGTATTGGCGTAAGCTGATTGGTATTAGGCGTTACTAAAAGTTGTTCGGGAGTTTTTGGAAACTCAATCGTTGAGTTAACTATTTGATAAGTTAGCAAGTCCTCAAGAATAACCGAGTTGTGGACAATTACATTTTCTGAGATATAAGTTTCATCTTGATACACATGAACTGAGTATGTCTGCGCTCGACCACCTTTGATTTTAGCCGTTACTCGATCCCACTCAATTGTTGATGCAGGTGGAGCAGTCTCTTTAGTAAGCGATACACTTACTCCGGGTAATTTAAATTCCTGCCAAAACCGCAAAGCGTTTACGCGATCAAGTGTTTCTACTTCCCAAGCTGAGTCGTCTATCTGAAAAATATGACGTTCTGTAGAATGGTCAGTCAACTTCTTGCTAGTACTTCGAATACCAAAGTACAAAAGAAGCTCTTGCCAATCACGAACATATTGTTCGTTTAGTAAGCGAATCTTTACAGTTTCCAATGATAGAACACCGTATTGTGCGTAAGCAGCTTCTAAAAACGCTCTAATGTTTTCCACGCGCTGTGTTTTCAGCCAGTCAAGTCTAAAAACCTGCCGTGCGTCCTTGGCCATTAAATTTAACTCAATTTTTAATTGATTCATGTAGTGACGCACTCCACCAGCTTTGATTCTCTCTAGGAATACCGCGCCGTTTTCTTCTTTGCGATACGTCAAGTAGAGATGATGTGCGATATCCTGCAATTCAGCATCAATTTTTTTAAATCGTGGTTTTATTCCTACTGATGCTTTGTGGTACACCGATCCCGACGCGAGATATCCAAGAGCGCGTAACTCATGCCATGAAAGCGTGTCGTAAATACAATGATCAGTAGGTAACTTCCCCACTGCTGCAACTAAATCCCCTATAACTAAATCCCCCATAAGAATAAAACCTTTTGGAGTGAGTATTGGGTGTAAGTCTGTTGCCTTCACTTGCTGACCGCTGGATGTGTAAATAGTCCATATAGGCTTCCAACGATCTTTACGTAAAAAACCTCTTCGCTGAGTAAACACACCAGAAGGAGAATAACCATAAGTGATAAATGATTTTCGTTTTAACAGTTGAGTAATTGTTTCATACCCACGATCTGTAAATATGCGTGCTGATGCGGGTTGACACTTACCAATAGCGCGACCGCCAGTTACAACGATATGAGCAGACTGATCACTCAGAATCTCTCGTTGATACGGCCGAAAGAAAAATTCCTCAACTGGCCAATTTTCTTTATTCATGTCAGCTGTGTTTGTCGATCGCAAAAATTCATTTAACCAGATAGGATCTTCTATAACTTCTAACAAAGCAAAGTCACTATCCTCTAGTTTTGCTTTAAGCATCCTCACTCTCCTGACTAAGATCATCTGATAGAACTAGGTCATCATCGTTGTCACCAGCAGTAGAACCCGATTTTTTAGAGTTTACTACTGTGTAACGATGTTTTTTACGCCAATTTGAGTCGGCGATGTCAAAGAAGATATCCTTCTCCTCGCGCTCCGCGCTCACTGCTTTGTTGCATTGATTGCAATTAACTTTAAGAGTAAATCGTGAGTGGTCATGCATAATGGAAAATCGAGCAAGTAGTATTTTGCATTCAGGGCAATAAAGTCTCACTAAGCGACGCTCAAGGAAATCCTGAGCGGCCGCTTTTAGGTTAACTATGTACTCAGCGATTGACTCTGACTTGTCACTAGTACGTGTCTTACGGTCGAGAGCTAGCGCCCGCTCCAATTGGAGGTTTCGCTCAATAATATCTTTTAAAGAAGATCCTAGTCGCTGAATCATATCTATGTTATCAACGGGGTCATCCGCGGTAAGTTCTTGAAGTTTTGCCTGAATAGTTTCCACAATAACCTGATTATTAATTAGCATCTCAAGATTTGCTCGATCATTCGGCGACGAAAGCGTGGCTAAGTCATATTTGTCCGAATAGTCTTTTAATATCTCAGTAAACCTACGATTTTTAGCCATTATTTCCCCTTCTGGTAGAAGATAGAGCACAAAACTGTACTCTATCTTCTACCAATGTCCTTATTAAATTGTCATTACCGAATTGGACAGGCTCCGCCTTCACAGTCACTGCCGAGATCATCGTCTACCTCAATATTTTCAAATTGAGTTAGCAGCGCGATAATAGATTGACCAGTCACGTTAGAGACTGCGTCTTTACGACTTTCATACTCATCATACGAGATTTCTTCGTACGGCATCAATGGGTACGCAGTTGTAAACTTGGGCAGAAATGAGACACCAATATAATCATCCCATCTGTTCAAGAGCAACTCAATAATTTCTTTTACCTCTGATGGATCGAAGGTAATTGTAATTGACGTGTTATGATCACTCCAGTAGTTCTGCAAGATAAAGTAGCGGCGAAGTTGTTCGACTGCTGACTCGCTTGATGAAGGCTTCGGTGCTGAGGTTTTAATTGGAAACTCAACTACCCATGTATGAGCCTCTTTAAGTTTTGCTTCCTTATCTGCTACAGAAAGCCCATCATACACATCCGGTAAACACGTCGTAGCCTCTGGATAAATTGGATAACCAGCTGACTTCATTGCCATAGCAAGTGGATCTTGACTTGAGATACGAACACGGCGTACATAGTACGGAGCGTATGACGCGTGAGCACCAGAAGATACAGTAGGAAGCTGGGCCAGCGTTCCTGACGGTTTCACACAGGTAACCAATAGCGGAACTGGAATGCGTAACGCATCTGCATAGGCGCGTGCCGAAATTATAGCCATGTCACGTAACTGAAAAAGCACTGCTGCCAATGTGTAATAGCTAATTCCGTCATTGACTACAACGCGTACAGGATCTTGTTCTGCGTTAGTAGTACTAACACGTAGTGCGTCCATAGCCTCTACATATCCAGTCATAGATACGCCAGTTAAGCGATCGCGAGCCTGAACTTTATTCCAATGCGGAAGTTCAAGCTCCAGCGTGGCCATACGGACTCCAATTCGCGTGGCAAGGTGTACCGCACATTTAAGCCCATCTAAGTCAAGCCACGGACGTTCTGTACCGGCACCGTGAACGAACGCACGTACATTGACTTCTGAGAGATTACATACGCCGTTATCTGCAAGAAGAATCTCAGCACAGGGATTTGTCCCCGCGTAATAAGGGCGTCGGTAGGCTGCGGCCTCGGCATTAATAAAACCGGGCTCGCCGTTATTTACGATGCGCTCGAAAATATTTTTTAGCTGCCGCTCAGTTGGCTTTTGTCGGAAAAATACTGAGTTGTTGCTCATAGAACGAAACCGCTTTGACTCCTTGGCCGGATCGGTCCACAGATCTTTCTTTGCATTCAAAATATCGATGTCGTTAATGTCAAACAAAGTGATTTCACTAGAACGACGAACACCGCCAACTACAACAGCCTCGCCAATAAGATTCATTATATCCATTGCTTCTATGGTTGTAATATTAGAGTACTCAGCAGCATTGTAGTGACTCAGTGTCTCAACAATCTTTGAATACATGTTCATTAGTGCGTGCGGCCCAGATGCACGACCGCCAAACGTTTTGAGCTGTTCACCTGCTGGACGCACGTAATTATAGTTTATTGTAAGTGTGTGAATGCCGTCAGTATAACAATGCAATAACCACTTAAGGCCGTCTACCCATCCTTCTTTAGAGTCACCGATGCATAGCATGGCCTCTGTTTTAGAAATCCGATAAAATTCTGTAAGATCGCTTCGATCTGCGGCAGCTACAGGTGCATACTCTTGATGAGTTACTTGTACATTGCGAACAATTTTAGGTAGTTGAGCGACATCCGAAGGAAGCACTCGAAAGCCAACACCTGTTCCAAGCATCATGAGATAAAAAGCATCATAAAATGCTTGAAAATCATCTACAATCATAAACGAACAGTTAAAGTTAGACAGCGGATATTTCTTTGCTGCCTCTGTTCCACCAGTCCATAAAGTACGTCCTGCGGGAAATACTTTTAAATTAAACATGTAGTCAAACAGTGACTCTGCTTCTTCGTTATATTTCCAACGATCCGAACTTGACAAAGAGGTATCCAGAGACATGCTGTACTCAACAACGCGTTTGACAGTTTCCTTCCACGTCTCTCTACGTTTCAGTTCGGGAATGAAACGACTGTACGTACGAAGGTATACAAACTGACCCAGCAGACTTGGCCACTCTGGGTTGTCAGGATATTGACTCAAAAAATAAGAACTAAGCGGCATCTTATACTCCTAAAGTAAAATTAATTGTGGGGTCAGTGAACGAAAAATTCTTCATAGCGGACTGTACTTGTCGTTTATTATGAACAAATGCAAGTTGAGCAATCATAAAGTTTCGTAGCTTGTTCAGAAACAATTGAGGCTCTTCTCCACTATATGGAATCAAAATCTCATGAAATTCGAGATTGTCTTCCGCCGGATGTTTAATAGCGTAGCGAACGTAGAATGACCCATCTTCCTGTTCTCGGTACTCTACTACAGTATAACGAAGCGGCGTACTCAACGATTGTCTCCGCTACCTTGAATTGTGTTATTAGCCACGCGTGCTTCAAGCTTAGCAGTATTGCGCTCAATAACTTCATCTAATGTGTATCCAAGATCATCGATAAGACAAGTGACATACCAAAGTACATCTCCAAGCTCATCAATAATCTTACTTGCTTGCTCAACGTCAAGTTGACCAGCGGCATCCCTCAGTACTTTTTTGACCTTTCCTGCTACTTCTCCAGCTTCGGATGCTAATCCTAAAGCGGGATAAATTACTGCATAATCGCGACTATAGCGCTTTGTAGACACCACAAAATCTTGATAGCTCATACGGCTTCCCCCTAAAAATTGAAAAAAAAAATCGCCAACTTACTAATAGTAATAATATTAATAAGTTAGTTATTATAATACCATATATATGATTAATAAACAAATTAATTAATAAATATGATAGAATATTTAATATGGCTTATCATCCTCATGACAGCCTTCACACCAATATGTAATGACATGACAACTGTACTTCCAAGAATCACTTTTGTACTCACCGCTGGGCATTGACTGCATATCCTCGATATGAGTCCATTCGCCGCCACATTCTTGGCACAATAATTTCAATGTATCATCATCATGATAACTGATGGGTGAATGGGGTCTTGCAATACGATTCCACACCTTTGGCTTAATTGCTGTTATCCTTCGATTCCATCCATACGGCTCAGCGGTGCCCATGTCACGAATATACTCTTGCTCAAGGCGTAGCGCATGATCCTTCGTCGTCACTTCCTCCAGCACCGTCATTGTCATGCGATGACCATCACGTCGCAGTACATTGTAGACAGCGCTGTTGGGGTCGTTGTAGTGCTGGCGCCATCGAATACGCAATTCATCACCAGTGATGCCAATGTACTTCATACCCGTGTCCAAATGTTCAATGCAATATACTTTGTACGTCATCCTTGCACCTCGTCCTTCATATACCGCTTCGTCGCCTTGGCCAAAATGTCCACGATGATTGTGTTGCGGCTTTGCTTTTTCTTGTCTGCCAGTGCGCCGACAATGCGCAGCATCGGCAGCGGTATGCGCACATGCACCGACTGAATCGGCGGCGTCGGTGGTGCGTCTTTTCGTCGTCGTCCCATGGTCTATCCTCTCTATGTTTGGTTTAATCCTACTGAATCGGCCACAAATTGCCTGAAAAGTTCGATGCTTGGCTCGACTCTTATGTCATACCACGGTGAGTAGTGGTATCCATATGGGTAGGCATCTGCCTCCCATCGCCAGCGCTCACCAACACGACGCACATAAAACATGGTGTCAAAAATGCAGTATATATCGCTCATACTCTCCTCCTCTATGTCTGGACTATCATTATACCACATTGTCAAGCCAACGAATACCCACAGCGTCTAGCCAGTCTAGTCAATTAAATTTTTTTTAAATCTTATTTTTTATTTCCCCAACAAAATTATAATATATGATGTCAAGCTTTTTTATTAGAATTGCATTAGAATTAGATGAGTATTTTTTATATAATTACTAATTAATGTGGATAACATGTGGATAACTTTATGTTAATGTGGATAACTTGTGGATTAATTAAAAAATATGTGGTAAAATACTAGTAGGTGTATATGCACTTAATTTCTGGTCAGGTGAGGCGAATGAGATACGTACAGTGTTTATTTTGTGATGAGCGTAAGCAGCGCAGTGATTTTTTATGTAAGTCCTGCCGCATATTATATGGGCCCTATGAAAAAGAAGCGTGGTTTTCTGAATTTGTACAAATGGAGAGAAAACAACGCAGGATAACTAAGCAGGAATCAACTAATTTTGAAGTAGATTTTTTACCTAAAGAACCAAGACCCCAATGGGGCTCATCCAAGTCAAGAGGCCGCCCAAGAACTACCGATTTAGTTGAATCGTATATTAGATCTATATATCAAGATAGTTTCTCAATTCGAAAAATTACAAGTTTATGTCAGGAGTCAGGTTTAGTTGTTTCGCGAGAAAGTGTACGTACTATTCTCAATAAGATTAAAAGTGACAAATAAAAAAATTCATTATTAGGGGGGACTTTATGCCGATAAATATTCCATCAACTGTTAATGTCACCGTTGGTACTGTTGAGCTGCAGGAGAATGCAGAAACGGTGCATTATCAACAATTTGTGTTAACTTCTCCGGAAGGAATTCCGCTTGGAAATAATTCTAATTTAATTCCGATTGCCGTTGCAGTTTCTGGAAACTACGTTTCTAACTTAAATGCTGCTTCGACTGTATTTCCAGTAGGTGGTGTGTACTACGAAGAGTCAATAGATAATTCGTTTACTGAGCTTCAGGATACTGAGTTATCTGTAGCTCGCCTGACTGTTCGCGGTGGAATTAAAACTGCCGGTGACGGTAGAGTGAACGAGCTTATTGGGGGATCCTCTTCAGGTTACGATGACGTTCTTGTAATTTCTGGAGTTTACTCATCCGTTGGTTTAAACGTACTTAATACAAATGGCGAGTTTTTTCAATTAACCAACACAAGTGCTAGACATTTTTACATACCGATGATCCGTAGTGGATGGAGGACATTAAGTTTTAGTTTTATTGCACCCGTGTCTGGTTTGATTTCAATTTACACTGATATGGGTTCTAAGACTCGAGATATTCTTGCGGGTACTTTCAGTACTAATGCTGACGTTCGTTATGGAGTGGTTGCGGCCACAATAACTGCTTCCGGTTCATTAATTGGTATACCTGCTTTAGCTTATCCAGTAAACGCTTTTATTATAACCTTTGAGCCTGCAGAAACAGATGCCGGAACGTACGAACTTCATATAACAAGAGGTGCCTAATGAGTGATCCAATAGATGATTCACTGAGTGATAGACAGCAGGATTTAATAACTGATTTAATTGAGTTAACAGATAAGTTTGGTAAATTTGGGCCCGGTATAGATAGTGAAGGATCTCACTACACACCGGCTGAAAACAATCCATTTAAATCGGAAGGTCTAATCTGTGCTAACTGTGCTTTTTTTAGTTACGATAGTAAGTCTTGTTCGATTGTAGAGGGTCAAATCGAGCCTGAAGCAATTTGTAAATTCTGGGTAATTGAGAATGAGTATTTAGGAGAATCCCCAGAGGAAGAAGAAGAGCCAGAGTCAGAAGAAGACATGGCAATGGCTGCACGCTATAGTAACATTGATTTTTCTCCACCGGCTGGTGTAAAGGCGGCCGCAAAACGTGGTTTAGTCTTACATGAAAAAGGCTTAAGTGGGGATGGTTTGGAGTCAGCCACTGTGCTATGGGCTCGAAAATATACTCAAGGTAAACCTGTAAGTCCGGAGCGTGCCCGAATGGGTAATCGGTTTTATGGGAGAAATGCGCGATTCGCTAATGCGCCCAAAGACTCACCCGCGTGGGTTTCTTGGTTGCTTTGGGGAGGAAGTGCTGGAAGAAGTTGGTTTTCTAAGCTGGTGAAGCAAATGGATGCCGCTGACAAAAAAAGTTCAGCATCTGTGAATGGTGCAATTTATCTTACTGAAGATAAACTACTGAACCCATTTCTTAAAGAAATCTTTTTGATTCTTACTGATTTTGAGCCCAATGCCAACGGAGAAGGAATTCCTCGGGCAGAGGCTGAAAATATTATAAAAACTTCTAAGTTGACTCCAATTAAAATTTCGTCAGATGGCGATTCTTATGGAGGTCACGCAGGAGCGCACCCTATTGGCGCAATTGTTGACTCTTTTCTTGATACGCATAATGGAAAAGATGTTATTAAGTCACGCGCTTTTATATGGAAAGACGAGTACCCTGCGATATATGACCTTGTAAAAAGTCAGGCATCTGATGGTGGTTTTATTGGTACGTCTTGGGAAGTCTATTATACTCATTCTGAGGAGGATAGTGGCGTACGATGGTTGCGGAATGTAACCTTTGCTGGTACATGTATTGTTGATACTCCAGCTTATGGAAACAGAACGCCGTTACTAAGCGTTGCCGAAAAAACGTCTATGGAGCTTAAAGAATTACAAGATAGAGTAGAGGAGTTAAATGCTCTTGTTACTCAAAAGGAGGGAGTCATTGATCAACTTCAAAGTCAGATCACGCAATACCAAGAAGCAGAGCGGCAAGCGCAAGCCGAGAAGCGGAAGAATGTATTAATGCAGCAGCTTAGTACAGTCTTTTCTGAATCGGAACTTGCGGAGAGACTTGAGTTTTATCTAGCTATGGATGACTCCGTATTCCAAAAAGTGTTTTTGGATATGACTAAGAATAGTAAAACCGTATCGGAAAAGAAAGATTCAATTCCGGTTCCAGAGCCCACTGCTAATACTGAGTTTGACACTCGCGATCCTAAGAAATTAGCAGGAGAGCTTAAAAAAATCTTGAGAGGTGAAATTTAATGGCTGTTATTGTATCAACTCAATTCAGCGCTCAGGGTGTTGCAGCCGCCACCATTATGGAAGGCCGCGCTGTTACCTTGACCGCCTCGGGTGTGAGAGAAGATCTTCCTAGTGTAACGTATGCTTCTGCAAATCAGCAGCACGGCGTGTACATTGCGTTCTTCCCGCCCGACAACTTTCCTCGTCCGACCTATGAGGACTGGTATAGCGTTCCATCGACTCGTGTATACGACTTGAATGATGCTTCGCTTTACGGCGATCCTACTTTCTACAAAAAGCAGTACCTAGTGCCGCGCAGTATGTGGGCCGAGCCCCTTGTGTATAGTGGCGAGCTTGTTGCGTTGCATAACGGACGAATTGGCTTAACTGTAAATTGTTTTGTAGATGATGCTAATATTCGCGTACCCGGTAACATGATCGCTGTTGGTACGTCTGGGAAGTTGGTCTACACTAATAACAACACACACGCAATTGGTATAGTCGAGCGGTATGCACCTGATACCGGCGTTCTGTACATCAGCATGGGAGTATAACGAATGAATAAAGATGCTTTGTTAAAGTCTGTTGCTGAAGTAGCTAAGACTGCAGGTACTTCTCAATTAGGTAGGTCAGCGTTTGCTGAATTGTTGGTTCAACTTGTTGAGCCAAATCATTTGAGCTTAGACCTGTTTTCAACTTTTATGCCTGCAAGACAGGCTGATATGAACACGGTACCAATTAAGCGTGTTCGTCGTGGTAAGTATAACATTCAGTCAATGGTGCCCGGTACGGCTCACCTTGTGTCGCAGCCAACTACGGTACATGATTATCACAGCTACGTATTTGACCGTCTTATCGGCGGTGTGCGTGAGAGTTTGTGGAATGTTCAGAACGGTGCTGTACAGACTGTAGATCAGATGCGTCAGCAGCTTCAGTTTGATCTTACTGATAATCTTGTTACACGCGTGTTTAATTTATTGACTTCAACTTGGAATTCAACTGACACGCCAAGCCATTATGCTCAGACTGCTGCGGTTACTGCTGCAACTCTGGACACGATGATCGAGAATGTGCTCTATACGGCTGGTACAGTAAAAGCCATTATCGGTACGCGTAAATCGTTGTTGCCTATGTACAAGTTTGCTGGTTTCCATGAATACGCTTATGCCGATGGTAATGGCCGCATTGCCTACCCAGTTAACGAAAAGTTGCTGGAATACCTGAATACGAGTCGTGTTTCAGTTTATATGGGCGTTCCCGTCATTGAACTTCCGCAAGTATTCCGTAATCAATTGCCGAACTTGCGCGAGGCATTGATCCCTGAAGACAAGATTATTGTCGTAGGTGATAACGCTGGTGAGATTCTTCTCTACGGTGGAACTGAGTACTACGAATCAACCGACGCCACAATTCAACCACCCGATTACGTGCTCCACGCATGGATGCAATACGGTATGGTTGTTGATATGCCTGAGAATATCGGCGTTATCAAAATCGTTTAAGGAGTATACTAATGGCACTTAACAACATTTATTTCAATCTGCAAGATAAAATTTACAAGCGATACACAAAAGTCCCGATCAACGTTGTTGGCGGATTACGTGTGGACCCGACGGATACACGTTTGCAGATTGGATGGGTACTGACAACGGGGGAAGATAGTTACGATTATTCTAGTAAAAAGCGTACTAAATTTGTGTACGATGATGAAGTAATTGAGATTTATTCGGAGCCTGAGGATAAGTTATTTCGAAAATTAAATTCGGGGTTGTTTCGGTCTGGCTTACTTAAAGAGTACAACGAGGAATTTGAGTTAGTTGACTCACCAAACTTTGTAAATGATGGTGAAATTTTGCGCGTCATTGAGATTCGGTCGGTAGCTGAGTTTGAAGCGGCTCTAAAGAAATTTGATGCCGTCGCAACCCTTGAGCGGATTCATCAACAATTGATCGATCAAGGAAAGTCAGTGAAGAAAGTACAACTCGTAGAGGCGCGCCTAAAAGAGGTTCGCGATGTCGTGGACTGACCAAGCACTAAGTATTCGAAATGCCGCTGAATTATTTCTTGTTGATACGTGTACTATTAAAAAATTTAACGGTTACGGCTCAGTAGACGGTGAGTACACTGAGTCATTTTCTGAAATAAGTAATGTTCCCTGCCGGTTGATCAACCGGCAGGGGTCAGTGCAACAACAACCAGATTCACAGGAAAGAGCACTTCAGTTACTTATCTCCACAAATACAATAAAAATTCAGCTACCCTACACAACAGAAATAACTGAGAAAGATAAAGTTGTGTTTAATAACGTAATTTATGACGTTATTTATGTTCCTGCAAAGCATAGCCTTATGGGTGCTTTTGTAATTCAGTTAGAGAAAAAGAAATGAAAACAACCGATCGGATTAGAGAGTTCATTAGTTATTTTGAACAGCTTCCAAAGCAAACGATTAAAGTTTTAAACACTCAGTTAGAACAAAGTATTACTGAGTATTTAAACTCTTTGACTGTTGCAGAAATAAATCAAAAAGCACGATCTTTAGGCGCTACTGAAGAACTAATTGCGTCTTTTCCTACGGTTGAACCTTCTTTAATTTCTCCAAGTGAGCAGATAGCCGATCCTGATTTAGATGCGCTGCGCGCACATATCCACGCTACTGCAATTATGGACTTGTATAAATTAACGCATGAGTTTACGCTAGCAATTACAGATAAAAAAATAGAAGAAAGTTCTATTCGAGTTCTTGTAGATAAAGCTGTTCAACAAGCAGCTGATAATCCTGAAGAGCATCTTAATAAAAGTTTGACATCTTTTATTGATTTAGTTTGTTTACCTATTTCTACAAAATTTATGAATTCAATCATACCTGAAGTAGATCGAGACGTAGCAGACATGGTCAATAAAATGTTTCAGTAGGTATCATGATTGTTAACGCACTTTTCCCAAACGTTTGGAGAATTATTGCCCGCGCTTTAACACAAATATCTGGGCAGTATAATAGTCGAATCTATTACAACGCTGCGCCATCAGAGAGCAGTTTTCCGTATCTTGTGTATCAGAGTGACTCAAGTTTGGGCGGGTCGTATGGTCTTTTAAACACAAGCGCTTGGAAAGGTATTGTGACTTTTCGGTCGTTGTCTAATTCGTTAGCAACTGCCTCTGATAGCCTCGCAGATTTACTGAGTAAAATTGATCGACCGCTTACTGTTAGCGGTATACCGTATATTACTATACCGTATGAAGTTCAATTCTATCCGTACAAAAGTTATTCGTTTCCAGTGGAACGTTTAAATAACTCGGCAGTGTACACGTCTGCCGTTGGGGTTGAGACATACATCACTCCAAAGTAAACGTGAAAT